AGCGATTTCCGCACGGCCAGCGAGAATCTCAGTGAATAGCGTAGTCCTATCGACTGAGGTTCCGAAAGACCAAGCTGAAGAGGATTTCATAAACGCTAGAATCCGCGAACTGCTTACCTCTGATAACGCAAAGGATAATCACAAATGAGCGAAGCGAATGCAGTTGAATACTCCGTCGTGTTAGCAAATTGGGCGGCAAAAAGATCGAGAATCGATGCCGAATATGCAAAGATGAAATGCTTGTTTGGTGCTGATCCAGATTGTTCGCCAGTAAAGGCAATGTATGACACGTTTGGTCACTATACTGAAGTCCTTTCAAAGCTGTTAGGCGATGAGGACGGGTGGCTTGATTGGTATTCGTGGGAGAATGACAACGGAGCTGCGAAACTAAAAGCGAAGGCGAGTAACTGGAAAGAGTCAAAGCCGATAGTAACCACTGATGACCTTCTTTCTTTAATTGCTAACAAAAAGGACTGACGATGCCTGACCAAAAATCCACAGATCAACACCAGCGGCCACGACAGGCATTGTCAGCTCCGTATGGTTCTGTGCCTCCGACGATTGAGGAACTGCACAAAGCTCTTGATGAGCTTCACATCACCTGTGAGTGCGCTCATCCCGATATTCGCGACTGGTATCTTTCCGATCCGTTCGCAAAGGAAGCCAGACAAAACGCAATCGAGATTCTTTCTCGGTATTTTTATTCACAGAACATAGAAGACAGCCGCGCCAAAGGCGTTGGCTGATCTGACTGGTTATCTTTTTTATTATGACGAAACTAGAAATATATAATTGGATAGTCGAAGAGTCTGTTTATATCTGATGTTGACATGATAAACTAATATTCATGCAACATGTTATACTAAATACAATAACCAATCACTGAACGATGGAAAGAATTACCATGAAAGCTAGACTTGAATTTGACCTACCAGATGAGCGAGAGGAGTTTGAAATCTGCCGTAAGGCTATCGACCTGCACTCCAACCTGTGGGATTTAACAGAGCAGATCCGGGCATGGCGCAAGCATGGGCACCGATTTAAAAGCGTGGACGAGCTGCTCGACGCCTTATGGGAAGACTGCATCGACCACAACCTATTTGAGTTTTAACCAATACACAATATGAGCATAAAACACTACATCGGCATCGACTGCGGCAAATCCGGAGCAGTCTCCGAAATTGACAACGCTGGCAACCTGCTGGACTTCCATGCAATGCCGATTGTCGGCAAGGGCAAGGGCAGCAAGCTGGATCTGCAAAAGCTGGCGGAATACTTCGCTTACAAAAAGCTATCAATCGAGAACGGGCGCGACTACACGGTCATCGTCGAGGATCCCGGCGGGCACGCACCAAGCGCAGCCGGGCTTCGCTCGATGACTTACTGCTTCGCTGCAATCGAAACGCTCCTGGTGGCCTACAAGTTAAAGCATCACATCGTGCTGAGTCAGAAATGGCAGCGAGAATTCTGGTCAAAACCGCAAATGCCAAAAGGCCAGAAATTCAACACCAAGGCGGCGGCACTGGCTGAAGCTCGCAAGCTCTGGCCGGATGAGCATTTTCGCGTCACCAGCGAGGCAGGCAATCTGTTAAAAAATCCACATGACGGCGTCGTCGATGCCGCTCTACTAGCAACCTACGGCATGAGAAAACGCATATAATAATGAAAAACGAATCCATCGAGACACACATAGAAAAGAACTTCAACAGCAACGCGCTGGATGAGTGCGAGAAGCTGATCGAGCGTATGCGGGTCAAATTCGATCCGGAATACAATCCAAACATCCAAAAGCGTGACTACACGTTTGAGGAAATGCGCGAGGCGGCACTAGCCAACCGGACGCGAAACTTTGGCAAAAACGAACTGCGCTTCAACAAATGATTTCAACGCTTAAAGAGACTGGACTAATCATGAGCTTAAAGGGTCACAATCAAAGCCAGATGTGCGAAATACAAAAGTTAATAGATTTGGAGCGGTGGTATTTGAGCGAGCAGCTTGGATACGATTGCACCACTACGGCAGAGGGCATCTGCAAACTTAACAACCGCGTAGCCAGCATCATCTCTGATGGATTCGGGGCATGGATGGCGACGCTTAAAGAAACTGAAGAAATTTAACCAACACGAACACGAACAAACATGGCAAAATACAAATTCAAGACCACTGACGAAACGCGGCCAAAATCGGATCGCATTGACTACGACGAAATCGACAAATCACTGGCTGCAAGCATTCAATCGCGACTCGGCGAATGGTTCGCAGACAAGCCAGTCAAGCTGTCCGGGCAATGGTATAAGATCGGCAACCAAGGTAGCCTATCCGTCAATCAATACGACGGGCACTGGCATTCATTTGAGGACGATCAGAGCGGCAAGGGCATGCTCAGTCTCTACGCCTACCGCTACAACGTCTCACTGGAGCAGGCGGCAGAGGATTTACAATCAAACGTGGTGCCATTTCGCGCTGCAAGGCAGGAGCCAGCCAAAAAGCCAAAAGTCGAGCAATGGGAGCATGCGTCAATACCGCCGACAGACTGTCCGGACTCGCACTTTGACAATGGCAAGGCAGATCACGTTTACCGCTATCGCGGGCGCGATGGGTCTGCCATTGGCGTTATTATGCGCTGGGATGCCACCGAGGAAAAGGGCAAGGACATCAGGCCGCTCTCATGGGTGCAGTTCCACAACAAGCAGGATCCAGAGTGGAAATGGTGCGCGTTCGCAGAACCGAGACCATTATACCGAGGCGAGCGCATCGACCGCGAAGGCGGCAAACCCATACTGATCGTCGAGGGCGAGAAATGCGTTGAGGCGGCAGAAAAGCATCTGCCTGACTGGATAGTCATTTCATGGCCTGGTGGCTCGTCAGCGGTCAATAAATGCGATTGGTCGGGCTTTGAGGGCAGACGCGTTGCCATCTGGCCAGACAACGACGAGGCAGGCATCAAAGCAGCCGAATCTATCAAGCGCCACATACAGCACGCCGAGATCATCGATGTCGCAGGATTTGGCGAAAAGGAGGATCTGGCCGACATTATCGAGGCGGGCGAAATCGAGCGCGCAATTGAGATGCTGCCATCAGATGATTCCATTTTCGTCAACTTGGACGACATTCTGTCTGGCGAACTTGAGCCAGAATTGCCTACTGTGGCGCCTAGCATATCGGGCGAGTGTCTGCTCTATGCTGGACGCATCAACGAGATTCACGGCGAGCCCAGCGTCGGCAAGACCAACATCACGCTGTCGATCATCGGCACCGAGCTACTAATGGGTCGCGATGTAGTATTTATCGATCCTGAAGACAATCCGCAGGGCATCGTCAAGCGGGCAGTCGCATTTGGCATACCTAAAGAGTCGATCCGGCGGCACCTGAAATACGTGCACGATCCGGCTCCGGAGGATGTCAAAGCCGTCATGGCATGGGCTGATCGCAACAATCCGAGCGTTGTCAGCATCGACGGTCTGGCCGAAATGATCTCACTATGCGGATTTAAAGAGGACGATGCTGTCAGCATACTGGGCTTTTTCCGTGAGTATGTGAGGCCATTTACAAGCTGCGGCGCGGCTGTCTTGCTATCTGATCACGTGGTCAAAAGCACCGAGGGCAGAGGCACATGGAGCCGCGGATCTGGCGCCAAAATGGGACGCTATGACGGCGTTTCTTACATGGTGACACTGGCCAAACCCTACTCGCCAAACCAAGCCGGGGCGGTCAAATTTACCATTGCAAAGGACAGAAACGGCGGCATCGGCACCAAGGGCGAGGAAGTATTCATGGCCTACATTGAGCCTAAAAACGGCGTCACTGACGTGCAGATTCGCCGGATGAGGAAGGAGGACACCATGCCAATGGACGAGATAAAGCAGATCGTTGAGATGGTCAAAGAGTGGCAAAGGCATGGAGAATATCCAAATAAGGGGACGATTTACGCTCACGATTATGGCTCCAAGATGACTGAAAAGCGCATTCGTGATCTGCTCAAAATGTCCGTCGAGTGCGAATATTTGGAATATATCAGGCTCGATGGTGAACGATGGGACAGGGTGAAAGTGGGGTCAAAAGCGCCAGAATGATGGCTGCCGATAGGGGTCAAAAATGGGGTCTATCGGCAAAACCTATCGGCGCTATCGGAAACCTATCGGACATGATAAAATGGCCTATCGGCAGCTATCGGCAGGCTATCGGATTTTAAAAGCTACCCTATCGGCCTATCGGCAACCCCCTAAGGGGTGCCGATTAGCCGGTAGCCTCAAAATTTGATAGAGAATAAAGCAAAGAAATCTAATATTAGACTTGAACAAATCCAAAAATAGAAATACCAATCACAGCATGAACGAGGAACAAATCAAACTATGGCGCGACAGGCTCGCGCTTTTTAATCTGTCGGAGTTGGCGCGTCAGTCCGGCGTGCCTTGGCACCGGCTTAAGAACTTTCGCAATGGGACGTCTGACAAGATGGAAGCCGACGACATCGATAAGGTGCAGGCGCTTGTCGATTCAATGGTCTGCAAGGTGGAGGGAGTCGAATGAACTGGTTCACATCACGCAAGATCAAGAAGCTGCTCAAGCGATTTGATATGCTGGGCGCTTACGATGAAGTTGTAGAGTTTCTGTCAGGCGCAGGATCATTCAATGGCATCGACTTCGTTTACGATCCGGATCGCGGCGACTTGTTTCTTTATGCCGAGGACGATATGGCACGATTCACCAAGCCGAACAAGTGGAGGCAGACGTGGCGAAGCTAGACCCCGTGCAAGGAATCTTTTATCAACGCATCAATTTTGGGTGATATGACTTGTCGCGTTTTTGAGCGCGAATCTAAAAACAGAAAAACCATGTCTAAGGATAAAGCAACGCAAACCAAGATAGCTGATTACTTTGAAACAAATCAGCGGGCAGTTTCTTATTGGAAGCGCGACGGATGCAAACTGGATCCTTTCGATCCATTGGAAGTCTGCCGGTGGCTGCGAATGAATAGACGGATGAAGCCGGACTTAAAGCGCCGCGTTGTTGAGATTGAAAAGGAACACGCAATCGAGCAAATGCCAGAAAAGATCGAGACTCCAAAAACAGTCGAGGATCGTAAAACGCTGGAGCAGTTTCGCGATTATTTCGCCGGCCAGTTGAATATTGCAACTGCGGCCAATCTTGCTGACGAAGTGAAGCACTGGACTGATCTGCTGCTTAAAGCTGAAAAGTGCATCCGCGAATCCCAAGCGCATGAGCGCAAGCTCGGACTTGAGCAAGGGGAGACGATACAGCGCGAAGAAGTCGAGCGCATCATGAAGGCGGTCATTTACGCCGGCAATGCGTGCGTGCGCAATCAGCTGAAAGAGATTTGCCAAGTGCTGGCGAGTGAGAGCAACCCGAATGCGATCTACCAGAAGCTGGCGCCGGCGATCCTGGGCGGTCGATTATTTGAAGGATTCAAGGCTGTCATGAAGTCGCCGGGCAAAGTGCAGCTGCCAGAGTGGATCGTGGACGTGATGCAATCCGAGGGCGAAAACTACTTGAATGGCGTGGATCTGAAATGAACTTGCTGGACAAATATAGCACGATCGCGCCATCCGAATGGGCAGAGCGCAATATCCATCTGGACTACGGGCGCTTCGACCCAGCCAACCATCCGTTGCTGGTGGATCCGCTGAATGCGATGTGCGAGACGCGCGGCGCCGTGGTCGGGCTGATCGGATCTGTGCAGGCAGTCAAAACGCTGACTGCTCAGATTGGCCAGCTTTATGGTCTGCACATTGAGCCCGGGCGGGCGGCGATGTATGATTTGACGGAATCAGCGCTGCGCGAGTTTAGCGATGACAAGTTCACGCCGCTGATCGACTCCACCGATGCGATCATGGAGATCGTGCCGGAGCAACCCTATCGGCGGACTAAATTCTACACTTCGACGAACTACGGCGCGATCCGGCTGCTTTCGGCCAACGTGCTGGCGGCGCGGAATTCTAAGACACTGGAGCGGATCACTGCCGACGAGTGCTGGGCGTATGGCGAGAACTGGCTGGATCAGATCCGCGACCGTCAAAGCTCATACCCGTGGAGCTGGCAAATGTTCCTGCCGTCATCTGGGCAAACGCGGAGCAGCGAACTGGATGAAATGTGGGAACGCTCGACGAAGAAGACGTGGCACGTCAAATGCGACTGTTGCGGCGAGATGGTGCCGTATATATGGCGCGCGCCTGCTGTCGGCGATGATATACCGGTCGGAGGGATGCGCTGGGCTTCTAAGGCCGATTACACGCAAGCAGACGGAAAGATCGATTGGAAGGCTCTGGGCGATTCTGTCTTTTACGAATGCCAACTTTGCGGCGGGCGCATGGATCCGAGCATCGGGCAGCAGATCGAGCGCAATGCAACCGGGCGATATATCGCAATGAATCCGGATGCAGACGGCGAATTTGACTTTTATCACTACAATGCGATGGCGCATATTCCGTGGCGCAAGCTGGTGGAGCAATTCAAGCTGGCGCAGATGGAGCGCGAGCATGGCAATCTGGAGTCGCTGGAGAACTTTATCCGCAAAAGATTGGCCGAGCCATGGAGCGAGACCGATTACATTAGCGCCGACGTATCACATACAGCGCGAGGCGGCTACATGTTGGGTGATACGTGGTCAGCGAATGGTCAATTCGCATTTTGCACGATCGACGTGCAGAAGGATAGCTTTTACTTTGTCATTCGCTCATGGGCAATGGTTGACGGCTTTTTGCGTTCGCGGCTGCTGGATCGCGGTCACGTTGTCACTGCTGGCGAGATTCGGGCAGCGTGCGACCGGTGGAAAATACCGCAGCATCCGCTTGGATCGGGTGGGGCGTGCCGCGTATTTATCGACGGCAACTACAATACGAACCAAGTGCAGCGTATTGCGTTGGAAAATGGCTGGATGGTATTTCGAGGCGACGCGGCCAAGGACTACATGAACCAGGACGGGATGCGCCGGATCTACTCTGACCTGAAAGTCGTGGACGCATTCGACGGCACCGGAGCGGCTGGCGGCAACCGAGTCGGGCAATTCTACATTTCCAAGCAATCGGCGAAAAATCGATTGTCGCTGATACGGAGCTTAAAGGACAATCACGGCAATCTGCTATGGACGCACGCTGATGACGCGGGCGAGGAATACGAGAAGCAGATCAACGCATGGGCGAAGATTACAAAAACGAAGCCGGACGGGTCAGTCTTTTATGATTGGATCAATACGAACCGAGACGACCACTACGGCGACTGCGAATTTTATCAAGCGGTCTGCGCGGCCATGTGCAAGAACTTGGCAGTGTCAGTCGATGATGAATAACAATTATTTTTCTAAATTTAGAAAAAAAGCTTGCAATGGGTAATTGGGTGCGTATTTTTATATACAAGCTCAAGAGAGCGAAATTAAAACAACTAATCAAATCACGACATGAACAACACTATGACACACGAAGAAGAACACCTTCAAGATTCACACATTGACACTTGGCAGCAAGCTGAAGCTGATCAGTTTCTCCGCCACGAGCGCGAGCAAGCAGTATATGATCGCGAAGTAGAGGAGCGTGAGGCTCGTGCCGCTGGTTGGAATCCAGTCGCTTCACTAGATGCGTTTCTCAAGGAACTAGATGACGAGCTTCCCGACGAGCCTCCTTTTTAAGTAATAAGCAGACCGCAAAACAAGCCGCTCCTTAAAAGGGAGCGGCTTTTTTGGATTTAAAAAGCGAATTGACAGCGCAACCGTATCCGCTTATTGGATACGTTATGCGAGCATTACTTTTTGTCATTTGGATCAAGTCTGGAAAGGACGCAGCGGCTGCGCTTGCTCTCATTGAGACGCTGGCACTGGGCGAATACGATACGCAATCACGCGGTGGCGCTCGCATCGTATCGGCAAACGTGGCTGGCAAACAGTTCAGTTACGAGCTACCGCCGAACTGGTCAAATTCTGATTTCATTGAGACTCTGCGCGGTCTTTACAAAATACTCACAACCGGCGGCGCAAGCGGCGGGCAAATGACTGATGCCGAGCTGAATGCCTATGTTGTCGATGCTGACGATCAAGTGACAAATGTCGCCAAGGCTCGCTTCGCACAATCCGCCGGAGGGCGTTTCTAATGGCTGTATCACCTATCAAATTACTGCCGCGAGTCGGCAACAAGCTGAAATCCGGCATCGTCTCATTCTGGGGGCGCGGCGGCACGAATGAATTCTACCCGGGCGGCGCGGACGACCAGCGCCGATTCGGGCGTGCAAAGCTGGCAAAAGACATCGCCGAGATCATGATCGATCACCGCCAGCGCATGATGCTGGGCGATTCGCGCTACATCTATCAAGCATTTTCAACTGTATCGGGCGCGGTCGATCAAAAGGCCAACTACGTTTACGGCAACGCATGGCGCTTGCAATCACTGAGTAAAGACAAGGCGTTCGTTGAAGCCGTCGAGAAGGACTTTGAACAGATCGACCGTCTGCTCGATACTCGGGGCAATGGCTTTTCATTTCGCAAGTCAGCATGGATCGGATCCAAGACGCTCGACGTGGACGGCGACTATTTTATCATCCTGTCAGAAAATAAAGAGACTGGATTTCCGAAGCTGCAATTCTTGGAAGCGCACCGAATTAGCTCGGTCAATATGAATGGCGAGACTGTCATTCAGGAGGGCACCTATGCAGGGCGCCGCATCTTTAATGGCGTGATTGTCAATGACTACATGGAGCCAATCGCTTATCGCGTGGCTGATGACTCTATGAAGCGCGGCTACCAGGACGTGCCTGCAAATGGCGTCATCCACGTAAACGATTTCAAATGGTTCTCGCAGTGCCGAGGCCAGCCAACTGTCGCCGCTGCGATTCTCGACTGGTATGATCTGGCCGAGACGCGCGACGCCGAAAAGGTATCACAGAAAGTAAACTCTGCTTTGGCGCTGATCGAGTCAAACGAATCTGGTCGCATGGATATGGGCAACTCAGTTGTCAATCCGATGCCGGGCAGCGACGGGCGCTTACAGACGCAGCTCATGGACTCGGGGCTGATTCGCTACATCAAAAACGGCGGATCCCTGACAGCGCATAGCTCGGCGCGGCCATCTGATCAGTGGCTCAACTTTACGCATCTGGTGGAAAGCTCCGCATTTTATGCGATGGGCTGGCGCCGTGAGATGCTGGACAGTTCCAAGGTCGGCGGTGCTGGCGTTCGCGGATTTGCGGCAGACGTCAACAAATCGATCGCTACGCGCTGCGAAGTGCTACACATGGCAATGCAACGCGCGGCGCTTTACATCATCGCCAAGCGTGCAAAGCAGGGCGTTTACACGCTACCCGAGGACTGGTATCGAGTCACGTTCACAAAGCCAGCACAGTTCACTGTGGACGAAGGGCGGATGCGCAAGGCCGAAATCGAAGATTTGCGCGCTGGCCTAATCACCGAGGATGCAATTGTCGAGGCGCGTGGCATGAACTACAGCGACATCCTGCACAAGCTCGCTGCAAATGCGAAGATGCGCCAAGACATCGCTGCCGAATATGGCATCGATGAGTCGCAACTCGGAATTTTAACCAAGCCTGGAGATCAGCAAGGTGCCGAGCAAGTAAGCGAAGAAGAATTGGAGCATAAAAAGCAACTATTACAATTTGAAAACCTAAAGGCCAAGTTTGATTCTTACGGCGTAGGCGTTCGTGCTGGAAGTATTACACCTCAAGCAGATGATGAGGACGCATTCAGATCAGAATCTGGATTGCCTCCTGTTTCGGATGCAGTGAAAAAAGCATGGATCGACGATGGAGGATTCAGACGTCCAATTACTTTACAGTCAGGAGAGCAAGTATCTGCTGAAATACAACAAGTCGAATCGGAGGACGATGACGACGAAGAAGAAAACCAACCCAATACTAACAATGAAAACCGAAACCAATAACTGGTATGCAATGGAAATCGCCAAAGACTCCGAAGGCAATGCGACTGGCAGCGCCGAAATCTCGATTTATGATGAGATCGGAGGATGGGGCGTTACCGCAAACGACTTCATCGCGTCGCTCGAATCGCTCGGCGAAGTCTCTAACATCGATCTGCGGATCAGCTCACCAGGCGGATCCATCATCGAAGGCAATGTAATTTACAACGCCATCAAGCGCCATCCGGCAAACGTCACAGTTTACATCGATGGCATGGCAGCAAGCATGGCATCCGTCATCGCTATGGCCGGCGACGAAATCGTCATGGCTGAAAACGCGTTGCTTATGATTCACAACCCTTGGACTGTATCCATCGGCGACAGCGAGCAGCTGCGCAAGGATGCGGATCTCATGGACAAGATGAAGGCGTCGATCATCAATGCGTATTCTCGCAGCGGATACGATGCCGAGGAATTGACTGCTCTCATGGACGCGACCACATGGTTCACCGCCGAGGAAGCACTTGCAGCTGACTTCATCGACCGCATCGACGGCAAGCTTGCAATGGCTGCATCTGTCGCAGACATGGCAGCAATCGCAGCCAAGGCCAGCGTCACGCTGCCAGTTGAAAAGATGATTGCCAGCGCAACTGCAAAGCTCGCCGGTGAAATTGAAATTATCAACTCGGAGCTTACCAGTGCAAACGATCAGCTTGCAAAAAATGCCGAGAGCATTTCTGCCTTGCAAACTGAGCGCGATCTGCTTAATGCTCGTATCGAAGAAATGAATACAGAACATAAAGCCGAAATTGAAAACGCTGAAACTGCAACCGCTCAAGCTGTCGCAGCCAAGGCCGCTGAACTCATGGCACTGCAAACGCAGGAAGCTATCGAAGAAGCAGCCGGCGACGAAAGCGTCAAGCAATTCGCAAATCAGAGCGAATACTGGAAAGCTTACAATGACCAGCATCCATCTGAAAAGCACGCTTGGCACCAAGCCAACAAGCATCTGCTAGAGAACCTTTAACCTCCAACCCATAAAAAAACAATGGCTACCAACACCATCGCCGGAGTCAATCTGGCACAAATCGCGGAGGAATCCCTTCCTGCGCTCACATCCATGCTCCAACCGCTTTCTGCGCTTGTCACAGACTTTTCGTCTGATGTAGGCTCCGAGGGCGCTAGCGTTACTACACGCTACCCTACCAAACCGACTGCTGTCGATCTCTCAAGTGGTTACACTTCGCAAAATACTGCGATGACTGCTGCAACCATCACGCTCGATACTTTCTACGGATTCGTTTATGGATTCAAGGACGTTGAGCGCTCCAAGTCTTCGGTTCGCCTGAATGACCTTTTCGTTGAGCCTTCTCTGAATGCTCTCGGCGACAAGATCTTTGGTGACATCTGGAACTTGATCACAGCTGCTAACTTCGCAACTGCAACCAGCGCCATCACAGCTGCCAACTTCGACCGCGATGATCTCATCGACCTCGGCCAGACTCTGACCGAAACGAAGAAGGCACCTCGCACTGGCCGCTCGGTCTGGATGAACCCTACCTACTACGGCTCGCTGCTTAAAAGCCTGAACTCTGCTGAGTTCCCTGGCCAAAGCGACATGAAGGCTGAAGGCATGGTTCCTCGCGTCAACAAGTTTGACGTTTACGAATCTGACCAATGCGATGCAAACGGCGAGGATCTCGCAGCATTCGCATTCCATCGCAGCTCGCTCCTGTTCGCAGGTCGCCGCGTTGACTCCGAGGGCTTCGTCGAAAACGGCGGCGAACTCGTTGACATCGAAATCCCAGGTCTCGGTCTGCCTATTCAATGGCGCCGCTGGTATGACAAAAACGCTGGCGAGTTGAAATACTCTGTCGGTCTGCTCTATGGCGTTGCCAAGGGTCAAGACTTCGGCGTTCGCGTTCCATCTGCTTAACCTGCCCCTAAATTGAGAGCCGTCGTCTATGCGGCGGCTCTCTTAACTTTCTAAAAACTATGTATATACCATCCGTAACAATCCACCGCGACATCGACGGTAAAGAAACCTGCCTTGCATATGGCAGCGACGCAACAGCCTGCCTACAAGCTTACTTGGACTGCGAGGAGCCGGGCGACGTAGTTTACATCCGCAAAGGGCAGCTTGAAAAGCGCAAAACTTATAAGGCGAAACGTCTGACAGTTGAGTCTGCCGAGGCCATCGAAGAGGCGCCAAAGAAGCGCGGCCGCAAACCAAAATCTGTCTGATTGTGGGATCATAAGTGAAAAGAAAGCCGTCTACTCGAAAGGGTGGGCGGCTTTTTTACGTCTTGCCATTTGCGCTGTATCGGCTTATTCAATACAGCATGACACAGTTTACTGACTTCATTACAAACGCCACTCAGGAGGCTACAGGCATCATGGGCGAGCCTATTTCAATCAATGGCCAGACCGTGCAGGCAGTATTCGATGAGCAAACGAATTCATGGGAAATGAACGAGTTTGGCACGGATGACCAGCCGACGGTCACGCTGGTCATTGCGCTGGCTAGTCTCAACATCATTCCGAATAAGGCTCAGACGTTCGTGCGCACTGCCACCGGCGAGACTTTCTTTATTACTGAAGTGAAGATCAGCACCGGCAACGTCGAGCTGATCGCCAAAAATAAGACCAAGCGCAATGGCTAAAAAAGGATTCACGCTGGACGATGCTATCTTCCAAAAGAAGATCCGCGACTTAGCGAAGCGCGTCGGCGTGGATGAGAAGGAGTTTGTTAGCGAGCAGGGCGCGTTGCTGCTGCGCGATATTGCCAAAATCGTGCCGCCGTATAAAGTCTATAGCTTGAAAGGTGCAAACGTCGCACCAAACAAGATGGCAGATTACGAGGCTGGCGTGACATCGATACGAAAAGACTTGGCAACGAATTTTCGAGTCAGAGATCAAAGTTACATTGAACACATATTTGACGTGACTGGAAAAACCGCGAATATTCGACAAGTTCTCAGGAATAAAAAAGGCAAGCAATACGTCGTTGACATTGACTATCTCAATCTCGGCAATTTTGGCGAAGCTTTAAGGTTCCACAGAAGTAGGCAAAGCAAAGTTACAGGCCGGGCATTTCAACGAAGAAAGGGCGGCAAAGACACTAAGATCGGGCGATGGAAAGATCGCAATGTTATGTGGGTGAATCAAGACATCTACAACCAGTTGCAAGACTATCTGATCAAAGATTTAGGCAAGGGAAAAGCGTCAGTCTCCAAAGCCATGCTGAAACTGAACCCAAAGCAGGGTCGCAACGTGCCCAAGTGGGTAAAGCGGCAACTCAACAAAGTCATGGGCAATGCGCGCATGGCGAAGATTGGCGGCGGGTGGAGCGCAATCTTTAGAGCAAGCGCAGACGCGCTCTACCATGTAAAAGACAACAATTTAACATTTATTAAAGTCGAACGGCTCAAAGCAATGGAGCGCAGATTAAAGTTCATACTCCGAGACAACGCAAAAAAGGCAGGGCTTAAAGTGCGTTGACAAATGCGCGGTATCCATTTATTGGATACAACATGCCAGCTGCAAATTTAATCGAGCTATACAATTTTGAAGGCAACGTCGAGGCGGCGTTCAAGTCATGGCTGGCCGACAACCAGGTCGAGCTATACCAGACAATCGAGTTTGACATCCTGCCAGACGATTACATCGGCGCAAAGCTCGAACTCGGCGCCGTGACGGGGCACTACAATCCGGCACCGGGCGGCGCAGCTACTCCAGAATACGACCAATACGCTTGCTCGCTGGAGATCACAATCCGCACAGCGCGCTTTGACGAGTCTGGCAACGTGACACCACCGCTGCGATCAAGGCACCAAGCACTGACTTCCGCGATGCGGACTTGGCTCAGTATATCGCAGGCCAAAGGATCCGCACTTGAGGGCTATTTGAATTACTACGAATTCGAGTTTCTGAGACCTGCCGGCACCGCACACTCGCAGGAATCTGAGTTTGACGAAACAACACTTTCTTTCGATGGGCAAATTTCCGTCTTGCCATCCGCATTTCCTGTATTATAAATTTGGATACACAGACCAACCGCCAACCATAAACTACAATGTCTATACCCTATTCATCCACCACTAACCTGCCTCAAGGATTTGAGTCAGTTACTATCAATGCCGTTCCTTACATCGTTGACGCCTGCTCTGGCGCTTCTAAAGAAAACCGCATCATCAGCCGCACCGACGCAAATGGCGACCGTGCTGATTTCCAGCTTCGCGCCGGAAGCGATCAGATTGAAGTCAGTTACACGCTGCAACGCGCAACCGATACCACTGTATTGCCACCTGAGGGCACGACATTCACACACGACTACGACCGCAGCGGCACAGCCTCGACGCTCGTTGTTAAGGACGTGACTGTTGCACGCGACAAGGACGCTTTCGACACATTTGAAATGTCCGCCGTTCTCGTTACTTACCAAGCTTAATTGACTGATGAAAGTCACACTCTTAAAGCCTAAGTCGATCCGGGGCGCGCTCGAAAAAAAGGGCGCCACCGTTGACGTATCGGAAGGCGTCGCCGAATGGCTCATCGAGCGCGGCGATGCTGAAACGCCGAAAGCGAAGAAGTCAGAAACCTAATTTGTTTGTTCATAATCGTGATAAGTTGAAAGCGTCGTCTGCCCAAGTGCGGGCGGCGCTTTTTTGCTAAATAAGATGATCGACCACCTGATAGCAGAATACAACGAGGAATCCGCGAGAATCACGCAGGAGCGGCTTTTGGCGTGGTCGAGTGCTAGCGTATGCCAAAGCATCTGCGGCGTCGAAATGGAGCCACTGACGGCGCGCGCATGGGTGGATCTGCGACTGGCAGAGAATGCTTTCGTAATCGGCGGCGTGCCGACCACTCAGGACGTCTGCGCTTACTACTGGCGCAACTCTGCGCAATACGCAGCCAAACGCACACATTTGACCGAGAAAGCGCAGGAGGCACTGGGTGAAACCCTTGGCAAGCAAGACTTGGAAAGCGTCATCCTGGCGGCTTATGAGCATTCTCGCGCGGCGTTTGAGGAGATCCCGGTGTCGACCGGAACCAATGGCGGCAAAGTATCGCGCAACAATGGCCTGCCTGCCGTCGAGGGCATCGTCTGCGCGGTGGACGAAGTGGCGCACAGATACGGGCGTGATCCTGCCGATGTGCTGGACTGGCCGCTCAATCGAATTTTTCAACTACAGAAGGCAATCCGCATTGCCACCATACCGGACTACAAACTGGCGCAGCCGGAGTCACTCATGAACCTGCGCCGCGAATATTTAACTGAACTCAACAATGGCTAAAGCAGACATCACAGGCAGACTCAATTTGGATTCGACGGGCTTTCAGCGCGGGATTCAGCGTAGCAAGCAAGCTGTTGGAAAAATGCAAAAAGCCGTTGTCGGTGCTTCAAACGCTTTGGCAAAAATGGGACTTGCGTCAGCGTCGGCGGCAGTGCTTTTGCTTTCGAGAAATGCAATCCAGCTTGGCTCGTATTTGTCTGACGTCGCAGAATCTACAGGATTTGCCACTAGGGAATTTCAAGTATTCCGTGGCGCTTTAATCGATGCCGGCGGCAAAGCTGAGAACATGGAAAAGGCGATTACGCTGATGCAAAAGGCGATTGTGCAAGGCTCCGAAGGCATGACTACCTACACGCGGGCTTTCGAGCGTCTGGGGCTAAATGTAGACGATCTACGCAAGATGAAGCCGGAGGATCAGTTTCAAGCAATCGGCAAGGCTATTGCAGGCGCAAAGGATCAGCAGGGCGCACTGACTGCCGCGATTGAAATATTCGGGCAACGAAACGCTCCGCGATTGATCGAAGTATTTAAACGACTGGACAAAGATGGCTACGGCAAGATGGCAAAAGACATTGAGGCGGCGTATGGCATAATGGACGAGGCAACTCAAAAAGCTCTCGATAAAGCCGCTGACCAGATCGAGCGATTTAAAAACAAGGCGACAATTAAAGTAGGTGAACTGATCGCCGGCGAAGCTGATGGTGCTGCTTTGAAAATGCTTGGTCTTGCTATTGCTAAAGCTGGCTCGCAGCTTGGCGTTGGAATGGTAGACGGCATAATGGACACCATTGCACTCGCTCGCAACGCATTCGGGGCTTTCGCAGACTATTTATACGACAAGCTCTCATCCACTATTGGATTGATAGGCACGGAGTTAAAGATAACACTAGCCGAGTCGATCAACCCGCTGTTGGAAAAGGTGAATAAGATACCTAAAATCAACATCGACCTAATTGATACTGAAAAAATGTATGAGGACTTAGATCGAGATTTAGAAAAGGGAGCAAAAACATTCGCCGACTACTTTGACGAGAGAATGTCAAAGCAGGAAAAGTTCGACATGAAAAACCGCTTTGGATACGATCCCGGGGAATTTTACGACGAAGCAATCGACGAGCAGCGCAAACTGCTGCAAGAATCTAGGCAAGTGGCTGACAATATCAGCAAAGCATTTGGAACCACTGGAACTGGAGGCGGCGCTGGCGGCACAGGAAATGGCGGCGGCACCAGCGGCACCGGCACAGGCGGCTCAGATAAGAAGTTTGCAGCGGGCGACACAAATCAAAGCGGATACGTCACGCCGAGAGAGCAACGCGCACAAGAAAGTCGGCAAAGAAAAGAAGACCAAGCAAGGCGCGCGCGTGAAAGAGCAGAAAGATCGGCAGAAATTGGAGCATCTGAAATAGAGCGCCAAAAACAACGCGAGCAACGAATGACCGAACGCGAACGGGGGGCAGGGCTTACGGGAACAACTGCTGGGCGAGATGTGGGCGGCACAAGTGCAAATGATAAAGCAGCTGCCGAAAACGCAAAAGGCACCGATGCAGAGCTAAAAGAGCAGACAAAATTACTTACAACTATTAAAGAGGAGATTCAGAAAAATCCATGAGCATACCATACACATCCGGAGACTTTACATCGGCGAGAGCAAACGGCGAAAGCTGGATCGAATATCCATTCATTGAATATGGCGATAATACGACGAAAGTTTATCATCTGGTCTGCGAAGTCAATGAGGCGGATTATGCGCCGATTGCGCTGGATACAACAATGGCAAGTGCATTGAATGCTGATGTCATCAGCTTGCCATTTACAGCAGACGCGGAGGCGTATTACGTCGGCGACTTTAATCATCAAGTGGTAAACTCAGTAATGCTTCGCTTTGATCGAGTATTCCGCACGATACCATCAACGCGCAATAATGTATTTGGCGGCACTACGGCATTTAACTATCCGGGGCGTGCAGCCGATAAAGAAGGCGGAACAGATCGCACTGTCACCGCTGCTTCTAATACAGCAGGCGTTACAACTTTGACATGCACTAATACAGTGTCAGTCGGTGAGGCTTTTTACTATACAGTGACAACGACCTCTGGCGCAACTACACTTACTCCATCTGGATACGCTTATGCACTAAATGGGACGACTGGTAGTGTAATAAAAATGCCAGCGATAGCACTTGGAGCTACGTTCGTATCGGGAACCGTAACAGAATTAGTGATTCAACCATCTGGACAAAAAACTATTTCAACGGGAACCTTAATTGATTATACATACTATTTGCCCGGCGTCACTTCCGGCATCACTAATCCAGAGGATGTTACTGAGAGCCCAGTATTTTCACCGTTCAGCGCAGAGACCGGCGCCGCGGTAAATACATTAACAAATACAACTATTCCAGACCAAGCGACTTATAATACACAAGTTTCTTCTGGTAATTACTTAACTATCGAGTCAAACGTAACTCGATTGCAAGGTAACATCATCCAAAAAGCAGACGTAAAAGTGAGGGCTTTATAATGGCAAGAATTGAAGAAATTAAAAGCGGTTCACTCGCCAAAAGCAAGAAACTAAATGAGGTCATACGCTATCTCAACTCACTATTAAACGCAAAAGTTCGTGAGGGTTCATCGACTGAATCCCCTAAATTAGTAGCTGGTGAAGGATCAACTGAGATCATTACAACGGGCGGCAGTGAACTGCCGGATGATGGTGGTAGCGGTTTGCCAGAATATCCAGGCACTATTCCTAATGTTCCAGACTTCAAGGGAATTTTGGCTTGGAGTGTTGCGGAAAATGAGGCTTTATGGCTTCAAGGAGACCCAGACTTAGAGGACGGCGAAAGCAACCCGCTCCCGCAGGTCATGTTTTACGACCCCACTAGTGGCATTCAAAATTTCTCGCTAATCGGGATGCAACTTTTGGACGTGGTGATCTGCAAGGACGGCGAGCCAGTCGAGGGACAAATCTTTTTCAAGGAGTCGCCAGAATAATGCCAACAGCAACACCATTTACAGCACTAGGCGCAGGCAACGGGTTTCCGTTTTGCCCCCCTAAAGTCAATGTTGCCGACAGGGGAGACGGCAGTCCATATGACTACTGGACTACGTTAGGCGGGTGGAGCAAGGTTAATACGCCGATTGACGATGCTGCAAAGGCAAAGAGTGTTGCCGACTCCCTAGCGGCTGGAATGAAGCTGTTTTGGAACCTTAATGAAATCAACTGCGATGCCGCGTATGAAAATATAAGTGGCAATATTAATTCGGTTAGCAGTGCCATATTTGAGGTGTTTAACGAATCGGGGATCGCCACGGAGCCTAAAGATAGAGTATGCGAGACGCTAGGCTTACAATCTTCAACAACCGATCCTAACAATTCAATTTTCCCACATGCTCAGATAGGATCAAATAGACTCAACATCTGCCGAATGTATAACGGGTCAACTAGCAGTGAAGACAATTTCATTGGACACGGGGCAACATTGGCTAGACCATTAAATCCTAGAACCACATTCATAGGATGCACTGGCGGGGCGGCAACTGGGTTTTGCTCGACCGTGCTAGGCGGTTATTTAAATGAAGAAAACATATCGTCCATTGCTGAGGATTACCAATATGTAAACATGGGTAGCGAGGGATCACCAATATGGCTAACATGCGCGGCCATCGCTCAGAACTCTGGAGTATATAGCGGAACCGTTGACGCATCTTTACTTATTTCTGAGATAACATACACGAATGGCTCAACCGTGCGCAACGGGTATGCCGAAATCATATCGCTCGACTTCTACACTTACTAATACCCACCTATATGTTATAATATATAACAAGCTCGTGCTACTAATCAATTTTAACCATAACCCAAAACCCCATCCTTTAGAATCTTAAATTGACAATTCAACCAGTATCCAATATCTGAATACCAATGGCACGCACGATCTACATCAATACCGACAACGGCAGCATCGAATCCGCACCTGTCGCAGGGCTTAATCGGCCATCCGCAAGGGTGCCGCTGCGCGAGATCGTGGCCGGCACGACTGAGACCTACAATCTTTACTTGGTCAAATCTGACGGCACCTACGACAGCCGCAGCGGATCCGGGGCAGTCTCGGTCAATGTAGCAATCGGCCAGCGCGCGCAGACTGCCACAAGCGGCAATTTCACGATAACAGATTCAAGTGGCACCAGTGCCGAGATTTCGGCGACCGCATCGGCGCAGGCTGTCGAGGACGTGCTGAACGCAATGAATAGCGGCACGGGCGTCGATAATGAGATCATCAACTACGCGTCGACAGATGGCGTGGACGATAAGGCGATCAATGCGGATTGTTCGGTTGCGGGCGACGGAGTGTATTACCTGACAGCGTGGATTAGAAGCACTAGCACAGGAGATAAATGGGCGCAGACTTCTAATAGCGATGCCATTAAATTTGTTACGACAGTCACTAACCAGTGGGAATTCCTCATATCCACTGTAAGCCTATCAGGGGGTTCTCCTTCTTCTGTCTTGCTTGGGTTTGCGAATGCCACATTCCCGGTTCAGTGGACTGCGGCAGATTGGTCAGACGTTAAATTATATAAGCAAGTTGGAGTATCTCAAGATACAAGCGTTGATACGGTCGTAGCTAATTGGCCTCTTAATGAGCAATCCAGCGGATCCCTAGACGGCGTTACGGCGGTTGACTCACTTGGAACCTATGACGGAACCTATGACGGATGCACGGGCGGCAACAGCTACATTGACGGCGTATCGTCTCCCAGTAAGGTCGACGTGCAAAAGCTCGGATCTGGCATCTGGCTGGCTACATGGCGCGAAAATGGCGCCAGAACCGTTTTGACTGGCGCAAGCGTGGACTTGACTCCGGAAAGCGTAGTCGTGCCGTCAATCTCGGTTACAGGCGACGCATCGAGCAAATGCCAGCAGCTCATCGAAGTGAACCGCCAGCCTGCTATTTTCCAAGATACCTGGTCGACGATTACAAACGGATTCAGCGGCACTTTGGACGCAGACGTCGGGCGCATCGTTCAAACTCTGAGCGACGGCCAGTCTATCGAATTTTACTTTGAAGTCAGAATTGACGACGACGCCATTTGCTCGACTCCGATCCGAGTGCTGGCACCAGTCGGCGGCGCGGCTAGCGTATCGAGTGCGGCACCATACGGCGGCACACTGGCAAGCGATCCAGCGAATTATCCGGGCTTTGACGCCGATGCGTGGAACACTGCTCTGGATACCACACTCTACGGCCAGCTTTACTTCTCTGCTACAGCAGCGACTACAATCGCAGTGGCGGGCACTTACGTGAAGCTGGCAGGCACGACAACCAGCGACAGTTTGAATGGCATTACAATGCCGCAAAACAACCGCCTGCAAAATAACAGCGGCACGACTCGGGTATTTCAGGCAATGGCTCGCACTGACATTATCGACGGATCCGGAAACAAAAACATTGCAATCAAGCTTGCTAAAAATGGAGTGCTAATCGATCCAACAGAATCCAACGGCGAAACGACAAACAATGTTGCAGCACATGCAACAATCAACTGGATCGTCTCTCTGGCAACCGGCGAATATGTCGAGATTTGGGCGACAAATAAATCGGACACATCAAGCATTACCGCACAGCACGGGCATTTATTCCTAAAGGCGATAGACTAATTTGCCTTGCAAAATTGTATCCAATAACCTAATACACAACTCATGAGTAAGAAGACCGCAACACACTCCGCAACCGTCTGCCTCGCAGTCACACCTAGCGACAGCACCGATTTGACCTACAGCACCTGCCGGGCGATTTACGTCGGCGGCGATGGCAATATCTCGCTGGTCGATGGGAACGCTGCTACAATCGTATTTACTGGCGTCACTGCTGGCTCGATTCTGCCAGTTCAAACGGCGCGAATCAATGCGACCGGCACGACTGCAACATCCATCATCGCGCTCTACTAAAATGTCTGGCGATTCCAGCATCGGCATCGGCATCGGGCTTGCACTGAAATCCTACGGGCGCGCCTTTCGTGGCCTGCTGAATCAATACCCAGGTGCAGCGGCTGCGTATTCGCTGCGCAAGCTTTCAAGTTCAACCAGCAATGTTGTTCGCGTGCGTCGCAGCTCGGATAATGCAGAGCAGGACTTTACGGCTTTGCAAGTAAGCAGTGGCGAGCTAACGAACTGGGTGAACTCCCAGACTGTTCCACCTTTGGACATCGGCATTGAAACCGAAGATGGGCGCATACCAGTTCCAGAGGGAGGGACTAGCATTGGAACCCCTGCTGCTGCGTATAGCTTGCGTAACCTTAGCACGACCTACACAGGGAACGTAGTGGACGTGAGACGGTCTAGTGGAGGAACTGAATCCTTTACTGCGGCTGAGGTTGCTGATGGGGCACTGACGGATTGGGTCGGGGTTGGTAATGACGGCTTCGTCTCCAAATGGTATGACCAGTCAGGGAACGACAACCATGCAACTCAAGGGACAGCCGCAAGTCAGCCTAAGATTGTTGATGGTGGTAGTTTGGTTTCTGGTGGGATTGATTTTGATGGGGTTAATGATTTTATGCAGGTTGCAATTGGAACTATTACACAGCCAATTTCTGGATTCTCAGTATTCAAGAATGATTCTCTTACCTTTGCGCCGTCCATTTGGGATTCCATATCTGCTACAAACCGAGTCGTTTCATATTCGGTCGCGACAGATGATACATTTAGAATTTCCGCAGGCACTGCAATTATTAGCGCCGCATCAGCTCAGGTCGATGGAACTAATTATTTAAGGTCAGACTTTTTTGATTCAACATCTTCGTCTTTCTACGCCAACGGAACGATAATGGCTAGCGGAGATGCAGGGAGCAACGCGATGGAAGGTCTCACCATTGGGGCTAGGTATGATGGCACTGCCAACTTCACGAACGGAACGATTGCCGAAATCATCATCTACCCCTCCGACCAATCCGACAACCGCACAGCGATTGAGGCGAACATTGGGGAAACCTACGGCATCACTGGAATCCCTGCTTATGATAATACAGTGGATGGCTTTGTCGAAACATGGTATGACCAGAGTGG